CTATGGCTGTAATACCACCACTTTCCCCAAATCAATATTAAACTCAACATCCCCAGCTTCTATGTTTTCATTCGTCACGTGCTCATCAAAAAGTTCTGCCACTTTATACCCCGTATGAAAAACGGGGCTCACGATAGCCACTTTATTAAATGGTTCTTTATCATGAATAATATAATACTGACCGTAAACATATGCGCTTTCATCGGCATTAATGCTAAGGATTGTTTTTGCTTTAACCCCAGCCATTAAAGAAAAGTCAATGTTATTTAACAAACAAATTAAAATACCCGCTATCTTCATTCTGTTGACATCAAGTGGAGTTAAGTCCACATTGGGAATTTCTTTTTTTAGCAAATTCTTTAACTCATCAAATAAAACATCATATTCAATTGCGTCTGAACAATTTAACAGTGACAAGGCTTCTTGAATCATCCGACCTTCATTTACGCCAATATCTGGCGTTAACTTACAGATATCGCCTTTTATTTCGTAAGATTTTTTATTGTTAAGCTTCTTTCGCGCTGAATTAACCTGCCCACCTTTCAATCCTAATTTTTTTTTGAAATGGTCATCATTAAACATTCTCAACTGCAGCTTGATTAACAATGGTAAGTATTTTGGGAATTCATTCAGCTCAGGTTTTACATCATGCTTATCACGACCAAACCCCAAGCTCAATAACAAATGATTTCTCAGCATCATATCATTTATTAAACCTTGATCCCGCTGATGGTTATGAGCAACGAAACTTCCAATTTCGAAAATATTTTTGGTTGCGGTCGGTAGCTCACGAGCCGTTACAAAAAGCACATCTATATCACTGTCAGTAAAGGTCCCGTCCTTTAACTTCCTCAACACTCTTTCTATTCTTGATATTGCTTTGCTTTTATTCATGGAATTTCATTTGCTCCAATTAATATTTAATCAGAATGGATGCTAAAACCAAGGGGATCCTGACAACTCACTTTGCAAGTTGTCCAACCCTACCAGCTCTGAAATCAAGTTTCAGTGCTAGCAGCACTTGTCATTATAAAGGTTAATTGTCGAGTATCGAAACGACTTCGCCTGTTCGCACCTTGACGCGCGCCGCTACAGTCTGTTTAACCACTCCACCATAAGCATTAGTGCCGCGAAACGTTGTTTTTACAATTGCATGCGGGTCTTTGTTCAAAATCAGATGATAGACCGTTTCGACATGTTTATAGGAGGAGTCATCATTCATGCTGGCTTTTATCAGCTTCTCTAACGGGCGATAAGACCCATCCCAACCGCTAAAATTAATCTGAAAAGCATCAAGGTTAATTTTATTATCTAGAGATTGTGGATCCTTCTCGAAGTCATTGAAACACCACCCCAACACATCACCAAGCTTTAACGCATCATCTTTGGTAAAAGTGTACTCACTCATACAGGCATAAAAGGCATCAGCAGAGCTGGCCGGTACACCTTTGAAGGCAACATAGCCTTTAACGATATCATGCCGGGTTTCTTTTGGTTCATTGCGATATTCTTTGAGTGTTTTATCCGCGTACTCAAACGCTGGCGTAGTCGGTTTCGCTTTAACCGCCGGCACGTCAGTTTTTGTCATCGGCTGATTTTTTTCAGTCGGCCATAAGATTGAGCCAATAACGCCCAGCGCCAGACAGCCACCAAGATAAACCACACTGGAGCGCTTACGGTTCGGCATTCGAACCAGCGACGGCTTGATTAACCCCACGATAAAAGCAATAAAGAGAGCCAGAGATAAAAACGCTATTACGATATCCATGATTTTCCTTTGTGTGTAATCCCCATACAAAACAACCCCATGCTATCAAACATAGGGTCGAGGATCGCACATTTTTCAGGGATTAACGCCAGCTCTCATCTTCCCACACTTCCTGAAGGATGCTATCCAGCGCTTCGCGGTCTGAATCTTTATCAAACCCCATCAGCTCGACACCGGTCATGGATCCCTTTTTAACAATAACGCGCGTTGACGGGAAAACAGACTGTATTCGCCTGGTCAATTCGCACTGAAAAGCATCAATTACCGACTGGCCGATCTTTTGGTCTTTGTCCAGCGTGATATTTACTTTTACTTTGCCCTCCTTTGCAAAGGTTTCATCAATAGGCGGCGCGGAAAAAACAACAGAAAAATTATTGTTTTTCATTAGGTTGCCTCTTGCTATTTCCGCGATTAGATTCAGTGCGATTTCACGGTCTCTTTCCTGACAAGTACCTTCAGCAGTTAGACGCGCAATCATTTCGACCCGCTCAATCATAACGTGCTTGTTTAGCTCTCTATCCACACAACCTCCACTACGAGATACTGTATAAACATACAGTATCTCGTAGTGACAAAAAGTGTGAAGAAAAATCGCAGTCAAACATACTGTATGTACATGATATGGATGAATATTAGCGGTTATATTTTCGTTGCCAGCTCAGCTAAAGCCGCAACACGATTAAGAATTTTCCCAGCTTTAACCTGATGTGGTGACGCTGCGGAAAATATTTCTCCATTGGCCGTTCCGCGTAGCCATTTGCCATCAAAACAACTTTTACCACCGGCCATCAGGTGCAGGGCTTCGCCCCGGCTGATTATGATGCCGGTTGTCAGATGTATCTCGTCAATAGTTTTCGCTATAGCTTCGTTTTGCTCATCCGTTCCGTAGATGAATTTTCGCCGTATTACTGGCTTTTGCTTCCTGATTCGGTTGGTCAGCCCTCGACGTTCACGCTGACTCAGAGGTTTTGTTAAATCCAGTATCGGTGGATGGCTTTCACTTCCCGTACAGTTATTGACAGAACTCCGAGAGGGCGCAGAAGCGCCCTTAACGTCAACAGCCAAATCAACGGCACGCTTCGGCACAATTTTCCACTGCGTTAGCCGGGTTAAAATCGGAGTGCCAGCACCAATAGCGGAATCGTATACGCCACGAATGCAGACGGTTTCCTCACCATACTGATTAAGTTCAGTTCGCGGCTCGTAAAGAGTCCGAACCTGTAAATCATCTCTACGAACGAAGGGCCCACCTTGCGCATTAACATAGTCAGCCCAACGACCGTAATGAGCTGCATCATGTACTTCCGCAAATTCAACACTAAGCGCTCTTGCCGTTTCTGGGTCGCCCATCTTGCGAAGCTCTCTGTAAACCGTCACCGGCGCACCGCCGATAAACTGGAATTGACGGATGTGCCAGCGAGCCGCCCATGCTGATACGGCTGGAGCGGTCTCTTTCAGCAGCTCACCGCTTTCGTCATCGGTCTCATCATCAAGAGCATAACCGTCGATATTTTTAGAAATGTATTTAGCAACATAACCGGTAGCACTGCCCTTTTCCGGGTCAATGGCCTCGGCGTGAAAGCGTGCCTTTTTGGCTTTATCGCTTCTAAGTTCGTGATGGTCTTCCTCCCACGCATAATCGCGAATGATGAGGCGCACACGCTCGACGTCTTCCGGCAGCATGAACATAAGCATATGCCAGTGCGGCGTTCCGTCGTGATGAGGCTCGGCAACACGTATGCCGAAAATACGGATTTCTTCCCGGTGCAACTTGGCACGTATGCGCGCCCAAAGGCCGGTTAGATAGCTCTGAGTGTCCGACGGGCTGGCTCCGCTCCATTTACTGTTGCGGTAGCCCGCTTTGGTGGTGGCGTGGTATTTAGACGGTGCAGTCAGGGTGTAAAACTCCCCCACATAACCGAGTTCATTGCAGATATTTTCAAATCCACGGATGCGGGTCATAAGTTCGCAGCGGCGTATTGCCGGGTTAGCGACCGAACCGTCGTATTTTTCGATAAGACTAATGCGGTTGCCGTCTTCGTCTTCGAGATCCAGCCCCTTGAGAAATTCACGCGTGCGGCGCTTTTGCTCTCGCCAGTCTGTCACGCAGTTTTTACTCGCATAGGCATGCTTTTTCTTGCTGACGTTGCCGACAGCAATTTGCAGATGTTCGCGCCATGCAGCCGCAATGCGACGCAGACGGTTACGCCACCATGTTTCGGTAAACATACGGATTACTGCTGGCGCGATATCATTTTTATCGAAAACTTTATTAATCACTCGCTCCCACTTGGGAGGAGTAACATTAAATTGCTGAGTTATAAAACTGGCGTGCATATACCAGGCATAAAGTGTTCTGAACTCACCGAAGTCAGAGTCATCAATATTCGCCAGCTCAGCGCGAATGAAATTAGCAATATCAGCAGCCAGTAGGTCAATATCGGCGCGCGACATATCAGGGAGGCGGTTATATCTGGCGACCATATTGGCCATGCGTGACGCCAGATATTGCATAAGCTGGGTATCAAAATGACCACCAAAAACAGCGGCTGATACGTTGCTTTTGATACTCGCGCACTCATATTTTTTGCGACCAGTTCAAGACGTGGCAATGCCTTTTTGCAGAAGCTGATTAAAAAGGCATTGGCTCGTTGGCTGCCCTGATTTTGCTCCAGCACCGCAGCGGTGCGATAAACATCAAAGCGCACGCACTCGGGCTGGAGAGAAAGCACTTTTCTCGCATGCAGCAAAGCCGCGAACATACGGTCGCGGCGATACTGTTGGTCATAGGTAAGATATGGGCTGGCTATTGCCGACCGTGGAACATTCCACGGAAAAGCGAACTGAACAGCCAATTTATAACCCCCGATAGTGTTTTAGTTTAAGCTCGGCGATTTGCTGGCAGGTCACGCAAAAGGCCACGCCCGGAATAGCAATACGGCGAGCTTCGGGGATTGGTGCGTCACATTGTTCGCACAGGAAACGGGAAGGTATAGCGATACGGCTGCGCGCGTTGTTGATGTGGCGTTCGCGGTCTTCCTGCTCGCGCTGTTGCGCTAAATCCATTGCGTCGGCCATTAGTGCAGCTCCTGTGATTCGTTTTCATAACGGGTGGCCTCACGGCGCAGCAGTTCAGCCGCTTCAACACCGTTTAACCCTTTGTTAGTGATATGGGTTGCCAGTGCCTCAAGGCGGATTGAAACTGCGAGCGCGCGACCTTTACGCTCCTCACGTTTGGCAATATCAATTACCGCCATAAGCGGGTCGGTTTCGGCCACAAACATTTTTGGTAATTCTTTCTGCATTGTTCTTTCTCCTTTCTTTGGGCAAAAGAATGCCCGGCGGGTTTACGCCATTTATTTCTGTTGTGTGTTAATTCGGCATTGTTAGCCGTTTGGGAAATAAACTCACCACTGCACGAAAATGATTCATCGCTGTAATAAGCGCCTTTTTCTCGTCAGTAGTCAGCTCACTTAATTCGAGCTCATGACGAGCTGCCGGTATTTTTGCCAGAAAGAAAATAGCGGCCAGCGCCCGATTATTTTCTTCAAATTGTGGGTCACGTTTATCGCGCATATCATCGACAAAGCGATCAACCTCTTTCCAGCTATCGCCCCAATATTTCGCGCGCAATTCAGCCACATGATTGAGACCGGCCAGACGTTCACCCGCTTTTAACGGAACAGTCGCGGAAACAGTTTCGATAGCCATGATTCACCCTGCTTTTGAGTAGAGAGGCCAGCCAGTAAATCCGCCTGTGAGCGGCTCGGGTGGCAGCGCTTGCCGTCCTTACCTGCGATCCAGCCGTGGCCGTAGTGCATGCCAGGGCTTTGCTTAACGAGCAGTGACGCGAATGATGGTTCACTTTTCAGCATACGCACCTCAAATTAGCCCGAATGATGCGCCAATACCGCTCATGGTATCGACCACGCTCGACATAGCTGGATTAGTCTGTAAGCGGGCATGCAGCGCCAGCGCCGACAATGACAACATGCGAATGCCAGAGTTAACACTTTCAATCATGTTGTGCTTACGGGCAGAGGTCAGACGTTCATCAGATACCGCACCGCTTGCCAATTCACCGAGTTCACGCATTGCGCGCATGACATAAGACTGCAATTTGTCTTTAGCCAGCTCATTAACCGGTACGCATGGCAGGCAATGAATCTGCGCCAGAAAACCATCAACGAGGGTTGAGTCTTCTGTCAGGTCAGTCAGTAGCCACAATTCAGGCGGCGTAAACTGGTGAGGCTGTTCCGGGTTGAGTTTGTTACGTAACGTTTGAACGTTCATACCCGCACGCTCGGCCAGCTTCGCCATATTATGACGCTGCGCAAAAGCCCGGCACGCTTCGTCATAATGGGGATGTTTGGAAACCTGAAAATCAAACATGTTGCACCCTTAAAATTCACATAAAGTGAATTAAGCGCCGATGACGAGTTGAAAACGGGAATGACCCAACGCCTTACGCAACTGTTCTTCTTTCCAGCGTGCGTAATAAATACGAATCGGGCCACCTGCTTTCTTGCAGCCTTTACGGATGGTGCGGGGTTCGATTGGTACACAAGGGTTGTCGCCGGTTGTCCAGCGGTAAGCGGTGCGTTCAGAAACACCCTCAAGCTCTGCGAATTGCTGCAGAGTCACGATAGGTGCAGGCACTTTGATGATTGCGATTTCAGAAGCCATATTGCATGATTCCCTATTTGCCAATACTTGCAATTAATGGTCATCAGTTTGCCAACGTTTGCCATTAATCACCTTAGGTTTAGCCGCATACTAATGCGCAAAAGCCGCAACAGTCAATACGTGGATGCGAATTTTATGCAAATCGATTCAGGAATCAGTAACGAGCATGTCTTAGACAGGATTTGTGATGTTTACGGTTACGCTCAAAAAATACAGCTCGCTCGGCACTTCAATATCGCTGCCAGCTCCCTGCAGAACCGCTACACGCGGGGCAGCATCTCTTATGACTTTATCGTCCATTGTGCTCTTGAAACTGGTGCCAATATTGAATGGTTGCTTACCGGAAAAGGGGATAAATTCGCAAACGACAAAGCATCTCCCTCTTGCACATCCGAGGAGCTGACCATTAAATCATTCACATTAAGTGAAGGAAAATTGGTTGATGAGTCAGAAATGAGAGTTTCAAAGTCACTTTTTAGCCGAGCCCCCCTTAGCCCACAATGCCTACGGTCAGACAACGTAATTCACTTTCTTGAGCTTGATGCTTCGCTCTCCGATGGCTCATGGCTTGTAGATATTGAGGGGATAAAAAGTATCCGCGAGTTAACTATTTTGCCTGGCAAAAAGTTACATGTAGCAGGCGGCAAAGTACCGTTTGAGTGTGGGATTGATGAGATAAAAACGATTGGCCGTGTAGTGGGTGTATACAGCGAGGTTAATTGATGACCGTCCGTAAAAATCCGGCTGGCGGCTGGATTTGTGAGCTCTACCCAAACGGTGCAAAAGGCAAGCGCATCAGAAAGAAATTCGCTACTAAAGGCGAGGCGCTGGCCTTTGAGCAGTACACCGTTCAAAACCCGTGGCAGGAAGAAAAAGAAGACAGGCGTACGTTAAAGGATCTGGTTGACGCGTGGTTTAGCGCTCACGGCATAACTCTGAAAGACGGCCTCAAACGCCAGCTCGCGATGCATCATGCTTTCGAGTGTATGGGGGAACCGCTCGCGCGCGATTTTGATGCGCAAATGTTTTCCCGCTACCGCGAAAAGCGGTTAAAAGGTGAGTATGCCCGTTCAAACAGAGTGAAAGAGGTATCGCCTCGCACGCTTAATCTTGAGCTGGCCTACTTCCGGGCTGTGTTCAATGAGCTAAACCGCCTCGGAGAATGGAAGGGTGAAAACCCACTGAAAAATATGCGCCCATTTCGCACAGAAGAAATGGAAATGGCATGGCTAACTCATGATCAAATCGCCCTATTGCTCGGTGAGTGCAAACGGCATGAACATCCGGATTTAGAAAGCGTGGTCAGCATCTGTCTTGCCACTGGTGCCCGGTGGTCTGAGGCCGAGAGCCTGAAAAAAAGCCAGCTCGCGAAATACAAAATCACATACACCAATACGAAAGGTAGAAAGAACCGCACCGTTCCAATTAGCAAAGAACTCTATGAGTCTCTGTCTGATGTTAAAAAAGGCAGGTTGTTTAGTGATTGTTATGGCGCGTTCCGGTCTGCGCTGGAAAGAACAGGCATCGAATTACCGGCAGGTCAACTAACACATGTTTTGAGGCATACCTTTGCGAGCCACTTTATGATGAACGGTGGGAATATATTAGTTCTCCAGAGAATTTTAGGCCACTCAGATATTAAAATGACTATGCGTTATGCTCATTTTTCACCCGATCATCTTGATGACGCAGTAAGACTTAACCCATTGAACTTCTATTAATAAGGATATACATATGAATTTTAAGCCAAAACTATCAATAAATACAATTACATTTTCAGGGGGGCAAACCCTGACTTTGGATGACTACGATAAAGTTCTAATTGTTGGGCCAAATAACAGCGGGAAATCGCAAACATTACGAGATATTATGTCCGTTTTACAAGACTCCAGCTCCCAACCAATCGTAATTAAAGATATAGAATTTAAAAAAGAAGGTACAAATCAACAACTGGATGAATTCATAAAAAAAAATGGAAGTTATTCCAGCTATGCATATAATTTAGGGCCAGCTAGAATTTCCCAACATGAAATAACGCTTTGGGAGAGTAGCAAAGCAATTTACAGCCTTAGTTCTTTTTTCATCAAAAACATTACAGCCAAAGAACGCTTAAACATCTGCGACCAGCAAAAAAGTATTGCATATCAAGAGCCTAAAACAAAACCACAGCACATTCTTTATGATGACAGTGAGCTAATGGAGCATGTTAGCACAACATTTAAAAAAGCATTTAATAAAGACTTAGCATTTGATTATCGAGGTGGGAGTAATTTACCCATCTATTTAATAGATAAAACAGAATTACCTAATACGGTAGACCGTGTCAGCAATGAATATATAAATGTTTTACGGAACAATCCTCTTTTGGATCAACAGGGAGATGGTATAAAGGGCTACGCAGGGATACTTTTTGAAACAATGGGATTTAGATACGACATTTCATTAATTGATGAACCTGAAGCTTTTTTACATCCGCCACAGATGAGACGTCTCGGATATACGCTTGCCCAAGAAGTAAAAGGTCAGTTAATTGTAGCTACTCACAGCAGTGATATCATGAGAGGCTTTCTTGAAGGTACCAAGGGTAATTTAAAAATTTTAAGAATAAAATACAAGGATGGTTCTAACATTATCCATGAAGTTAATCAGGATGCAATAAAGGAGCTTTGGTCAAAACCTAACCTGAGATATTCCAATGCGTTAGATGGAATATTTCATGAACAAGTTATAATATGTGAAGATGATAGTGATTGCCGCTTGATAAACTATGTCGCAGACTATCTAACAGAGAATAATGGGAAAGTCTATCCTGATACTTCATTTGTACCTTCAGGTGGAAAACATGCAATCGCTGGTATTGTTAATATTTTGAGACAAACAGGTGTACCCGTTAAAGCCATTTATGATTTTGACTTGTTATCCGAAAGAAACACTTTTGCTAAAGCACTTGATGCATTTGGATGCCCAACAAGCACCAAAGAATCATTACTTAACTTATGGTCACAAATAAATTCGGAAGTTTTACAAAAAACAAAACCTAAAAATAATGAAGAAATAAAAGATGAACTATTAAAAACCCTAAGCCAAACACCCTCGGATAAAATATCAAAGAGTTTATTAGAAGATATTTTTAAACAAAAAAAACCGTGGAACGAAGTTAAAAAACATGGTGTTAACGGTTTACCTAGCGGAAATATACGAGGGACATTTAAAGAGCTTAATCAGCAATTAAAAAAATTGGGAATATATCTTGTTCCTGTTGGCGAAATAGAAAATTTCAGTCCTGAAACAGGCCTTCACGGCCCCAATTTTGTCTCAAAATTCCTCTCCGAAAGAAAGCTCAGTGATCCGGAACTTCGTCCTTTGCTAGAATTCGTCGATGAAATTTATAATGGGGATATTGTCTTGCAAGAAGAAAAAAACCTGCCTATCGATGGCGATAAAGTGGCGATAGATTTGGCGAATGATGAGTAA